TGCGCCGAGATTTTCTCCAACGCCGGCAGGAAAATGCTGGTCACCTGGATCGCTACGCCGCCGACGATCGAGCCAAGGCGTTTCATGTTGTCGTTGAAGCCTTCGGCGGCCTTGGCCGCCTGCGTGCTCATGACTTGACCGAAGGTCTGCGCCTCGGCGGTCATTTGCGAAAAGCCGGCCGCGCCCTGATTGAGTAGCGGAATCATCTGCGCGCCGGCGCGCCCGAACAACGCCACCGCAATCGCGGTCTTGGTCGCGCCGTCCTGCATCGACGCGAATTGATCGGCGATCCGCTTGAAGGCCTCTTCCGGTGCCAGCTTGCCGAATTCCTGCAGGTTGAAACCGAGTGCCTGCAGCGCAGCCGTCGCCGGCGTGATCTGCCCAGTCGCGGCCGCGTTCATGTTCTTCGCCAGGATGACGAAGGATTTCGACAGCTGCTCGAAACTCACATCCGCCAGGTCGGCGGCGTAGGTCAGCACCGACAGCTTTTCGACCGGCACGCCCAGGCGCTGCGAAGCCTTGAATAGCTCGTCACCGGTCTTGATCGCTCCCGTCGCCAGGCTGATGAATGATTTCGCCAGACCCTCGACCGCCTTCTGCAGCTGGATGCCGCCGGCGACCGCCGCCATCTGCTTGGCGAAGCCGCCCATCGTATTCGTGGCACTCTTGACGCCTTCCTCGAACTTGGCGGTGTCGAGCCCGAGAACAACGCGCAGTGCGCCGATGGTTGCGTTTTCAGCCATCTATGCCGAGCCTCTTGTTGCGAGCATTGGCCCACGACTGCATGATCGCGGCCTGCTCTTGCCACGTCTGCTCGCGCGGCCGTTTCTTAGCCATCAGGCTTTTGAGCGACGGCATTTTCTTCGCTCGATGGAATGCGGCGATATGCCAGGCGATCCAGGCTTGCCGGTTGTGCTCGATGCGCTGCGCTTCGTTCTTGCCGCGCATCGCAGCGGTGATCGTCCGGATGGTCTGATCCCAAAATGAATCGGGATCGAATCCGAGCGTCACCCAGTTGGCAAGTTGCTCGTCCCAATCCCATTGCCGGCTTCCTTCGGAGGGTTTGCCGATCCCTGTCCTCCGGTCGCTATCGGCTGCATGAGCTTGATGCCTTCGCCGATCGTCGTGCTGATGTAGTCGAGGCCTGCCGCGTCGATCAGGTCCGACACCGCCTGCTCGCTCATGCCAGGATGGTGGCGCAGCAATCCGGCGTGCAGCACCGCCAGCACTTCATCGATGCCCCACTCGCCGGCCGCCGCGCGTTCGAAGATTTTCGGGAATGGCGTCTTGAGCCGACGCTCCAGCGCCGCCAGGCCGTACGTTCCCAGCACGAATGTGAAGCGCTGCCCGCCGATATCGATGGCAACTTCGCCCTTGATTGGATTCGCCATGTTGCCTCCTTTTATGTTGTGCCGACCGTGACGCCGCCAGTCACCTTGAGCGTGACCGTCGCGGTCATCGCGTCATCGAACGGCACGGTTGGCTCGTAGCCGGTGACTTCGCCGTCGAAGGTCCACGTCACGCCATTCGGAAACGAAATCCGGCACGAGCGCCGCCGGCTTTGTCCGACCGGCAGACTCAGCAATTCGAAAATGCGGTCGTCGCTGGTGCTGCCCGGGATGAAGTTCATTTCGAAGCTCGCTTCGCCGCCGTCGATCAGGCCCGAGATGAATTCCCGATAGCGGTTCGGCGACTGCATGTGCGTGACTTCGACTTGATCCACGTCCGCGCTCGGCGGCGTGATGCTCTTGACTTCGGACAGCGCGACATACAGGTCCGGCGAGGAGTCGCTGACAATCTCGAACACTGATCCGTAGCCGAGCAGTGCATTGGATGCAGGCATGGGTTTACCCTTTCATTTGACTAAGCACCCTTGCTGCCTTCCGCATCGCCCTTTGCCGTGCCTTTTCTATTTCGTTCGCCAACTCTTCCCGAATCAGGTCGAGCGACTTGCGCCAATTTGACAGAAACGCCGGCCGCATGAACGGCTGCGGCCGGTTGGTGACGGTGCCGAACTCCTGGGCGGTGGCTTGCGCCAGCGCACCAGGCCCGACGAAAACCTCGACCTTGCTGCGCTTCTGATAGAGCGAGCGCTGCCGGCGCGACAGCTTGGTGCCAATTGTGATCGAGCGCTGCAGTTTGCCGGTGAGCACCGGCGCGGCCGCCTCGGCCGCGGTCTGGATCGGATCGGCCGCCTTGTTCAAGGCGCGCTTGAGCACGTTGGTGGCGGTGGCCTTCGACAATTCGTCCAGGCCTTCGAGCAATTCCGACAGCCCCTCCACCCTGAGGAATTCCGCCATGTCAATATTCCACGAACCACGTCGAGAAGTCGCGCGACACCCGGTGCAGCTGCACCGCGCTATCGAAGATGTCGCGCTCGTTGGTCTGAAAGATGCCCTTGAACTCGACCGTCGCCACCGTGCCGCGAAAGCCGTTCAATGCGTCGTGCACCGCGTTGGCCAGATTGCTGGCGGTGTCGCTGCTGTCGGCGATCGCATCGATCTGGATCAGGTTCTGGACGATGCCGCCCGAGCCGTCGAGCTCGAACGGAAACACGCCGCTGATGCGATTGTAGACCAGGCTCGGCGAGCGCTGGCCTTGCGGCAGCACGCCGGGATAGATGCGCGAGCCGCCGACCAGGTTTGATACCGTCGTGTCGGCGAGCAGCAGCGTGCGCAAGGCTGGCCGAACATCCTTCATGACACGTCCACCCGTCGCGTCGTCAGCACGCGCAGGCCTTCGCGCCTGCCGATCTCGTGCACGCCGATGATGTCGTAGGTCGATCGCGCCGGCGGCGCGCCGGCATCGCTCGCCGGCTCGATGATCCGGTCTTGCGGCTGCAGATCGGCGATGTCATCCGACCATCGCAAGCGAAACTCGACTTGCTCCAGCGCCGCGAATTGCTCGGCGGTGAAGCGCTCGGTGCCGCTGACCGGAAACCGATAGGCCCAGCGCGTCGTCCCGACCGTCTGCCACGATTCGATCGGCTCGCCCGAGCCCGACTGACTGAGCGACTTGCGCTGCACCACCACCCGGCGGTCGAGTTGCCCGGCTCTCATCCAATCAATCTCCAAAGGGTGCCATTGCAAAGCTCGTCCTCGTTGAATTGGCAATATGCCAGCGAGTGCAGCCACGGCATGCGCTCGTCGGGATAGACCGGCTGCTCGATCAGCGCCAGATCGGTTTGCCCCATTACCGCCGCTGCCGATTCCCTGTCCACGAACACCGGATAGCCGAGCGTGACCGCCTCGACCGCGGCGATGCTGCCGTGCGTCACCAGCGCGTGCGCGCCGCGCAATTCCTGATGCAGCGGCGTCTTGCTTTCCTTGTCGCGCACGACGATCGGGCGCTGCGTGTATTGTTTCAGCTGCTCGGCGACCCTGAATGACCAGTCGCGCGGCAGGCCGCGCAAATCCCAATAGTCCGCCAAGGTATGCGCGACCACGATATGATCGCCGTCGCGGTGCCAGGCATGTGGCAAAGGCTGCAGCCGGTCGCCGTTGATCTCAAATGGCCGGTCGAGCTCGAGCGACTTCCAGCGGTCGGCCGCCGCGTCGGCGCGCATGCCCGACATCTGGAAGCCGCCGACGTGCCAGCGGTAGTAGCCGCCGGCGATCCCCATGTCGCTTCCGCGTGGCAACCACGTGGCGAACACCCGCCGCAGATAGCCGCGATCCCAATAGATCCAGCGCTGTCGCTCTTCCTGCCACCGCCGGATGGCGCCCGCAAATTGCGGCGAGCAGCCGACGATCGGAATGAAGCTCGGCACCGCGGCCTCGAGCTCACGATAGTCATGGCGCACCACGCGCCCGCCCAGCTTGCGGATATGAGCCGCAATCCGTTCGAACAGATTGAGCTTGAATTTCTTCAAATTCGGCGGAATGAAAAACGCGACTTGCTTCGGATCGATCATCGCACCAACGCAACCGCCGTGTAATCGATGCGCTCGAGCCGCTGGATTTGCAACGCGCCGAGATAGTCATTCACCGCTTTGCGCGCGCCGTCCCAGTGGCCGTAGTCGTCCACGATCAGGATCCCGCCCTCAACCAAACGTGGATATAGGACATTCAATTCGACCAGCGTCGAGGAATGCCAGCCGGTATCGAGGAACAGCAAGGCGATCTGTGCTGGCAGATCATCCTGCAGCAATGTCTGCTCGACCGGCCCCACGACGAATCGAAGTTTGCCGGCATCGAATACGCCGGCCTGGCGCAGATTTTCTTCAACGTCTTCTCGCGACACCGCTTGCCAGCTCATTCCGCGCTGCTGCTTTGCGCGGTAGCTCTTGATCGCCGGAATGCGATGCATGCTGATATCGACATCGGACGGCTCGGTCATTCCATTGAAGGTATCGAACAGCCAACAGATGCGATCCGGGGAGACTGTGCGCGCGAGCATGACCGAGCCGCCGCGCCAGATGCCGCATTGCACGATGTCGCCTGCAATACCCTGCGCATCCAACTTGGCCAATGATGCCCCCAGATAGTTGAGCCGATCCGGCGTCAACTTGGTGAAAGGCGCGAGGTCACTCAGCAGTTTAGGATCGACAGACATCGATCGAATATCTCATCAGCCGTTATCCGCCGCATGGCGTCGCGGCAGTGTGAACACTCGCGCAGCGAGCCGCAGGCCTCCGCACCGCCGGTCAAGTTGGCATGCAGGTCATACCCGGTCACCTCCGGCGGGATGAAGCCGCCGAAAATCACAATCGCCTTGGTGTGGACCGCGGCCGCCGCATGGTGCAACCCGCCTTCCGGGCAGATCACCAGATCGAAGCCCGCGAGCGCGGCCGCCGCACAGCGAAAGTCGCCGCCGGTTTCGACCAGCTGCACGCCGCGCAACCGCGCGCGTCCGAAACTCAACTGCCAAACCGCGAAGCCGGCCCGCAACAGCCGATCGGCCAGCGCCTGATAGTTGGCAAGGCTCCAATCCTTATTTGGCGCCACCGGCTTGTGCCACGGCACGTTCGGCTCGATCAGGATCTGCCGCTTGACGGAATAGGCGCGCTCGTGCTCGTCGAAATAGAATTCGCCGGGGCGCGCCTTGTAATCGTAATTCCAAATCCAACGGCCGTTGCCGAGCGTGTTATACTGGCGATTTCCCTTGTGAAAGCGGATCCATTCGACATCCGGCCCGAGCTTGCCGGCGATGTTCGGATTGTGCCGGAAAGCGATTTCGCTGTATGGACCCCAGATCAATTTCCGCCCGTCGCCGAACGCGATCCGCTTGCCGCGCGCGCAGGCTCCGCGAGCCAGCCCGGTCGCCATGATATCGTCGCCGATGCCGATTTGATTATCCCCAATGCCTTCGTACCCACGGCAGCGCCGTGAATTGCGATGGATCGCGATGGCCCGGAAACGCCACCATGCGCGCATCATCCGGCAGCTGATCGTCCTTCGGCCATTGCGGCTTGCGGAACGCGTAAATGCCGCTCGACGGCCCGACGTTCCACACCGCAGCGTCCGGCAGCGCGTGCCAGATCCAGCCCTGGTCATCCGGGAATTCGAACCGCGGCACCCGGCGAACCTCTTCGAGCGAGAAGTCGGTCCAGACTTCCGGATGCGCGCCGGCGCGCAGCATCATCACGCTGCCGTTGAACGGGCAGGGGTTGGCGGCATTGGCGCCGGCGAGGATCACGAAGTCTTCGGGGCGATTGAATAGCGGGTCGAGCTCGCCGGTGACGATCAGGTCGAGGTCGAGGCACACGATCCGATCGCCTTGCGCGATGCCGAATTGCCCTTGCCATTGCGGCGAGAACATCCGCAGCCGGCACAGGCAACCGTCGAGCAGTCCATGGTCCGCGCCGGACGGCGCCACCGCCAGAAAATCGTGCTGGCCGTGATGATGCCGGCGCACACCGCTGCGCAGCCGCGCGACGTAGTGCGCGCCGTACTTGCTCCCCCATATCCAAGTGACGAAGATCAATGCCACTGCAGAACGCCGATCCCGTTGTGGTTGGTGTCGCGCTTGATCTCGAGGAATGTCGCCTGATCCTTGTGCGCCTCTTTCAACTCGCGCCATACCTTCGGCACCTCGATCGTTAGGCGGCCGGGTGGCGTCGGATTGTTCCAGCCGATGTCGTGAAAGCAGACGATCTTCGACAGCTGGCCGTAATTGGCGAAATCCTTGCGCACGAATGGCTCGGTGTGATTGGCGTCGATGAAGATTGCATCGAACGGCGCCAGCGCCTTCACCTGGCTGACGATTGACGCCGCCGTGCTATCGCCGATCAGCAAGTGCGCGTCATGCCCCTGCCGCTTCAATTCAGTGATGCAATCGCGCAAGGATCGCTCGGAATCGGATCGGCCCCAACGGCTATTGGGCAGATCGACCGAGACGATGCGCGATTTCGGCGCCAGCGCCTGCTGTGCGATTGCCCACAGTGCGCCACCGAACTTCGAGCCGATCTCCAGAAAGCTGGTGATCTGCTTGCCCTTCAAGAACGCAATGAACTCGGTGAGCTCGTCGGCGTGCTGCTGCGGCTTGGTGGTGTAGTGCCCAGCCATGTGTCAGCCTCGATGGTAATCGCCGAAGGTATCGGCGGTTTGATATTTCTCGACGGTGTAACCGTGCGCCGCCGCTTCCTGCAGCTTGCGATCGAACAGCGCCGTGATGTCCTTGCGCGGATGCGGCTTGACCGCGGTCAGGTACTTGTACCAATGCACGCCGCCGCTGCGCTTTAACCGCGGCAGCGCATATTTGAGCTGCGGCTGCGTGGGGATTTCGGTGCAATGCACGATCTTGATTTCCGGATCCCAGATGTCGGAATAGCGCTCGCCGTCGAGGCAATTCCAATTCTGCCCGGTCGGGAAGAATTGCACCTGGCCCGGCCGGAAATTGCGGCGTAGATGTGCGTAGCAGCCATAATCCCGCTTGATGCGCTCGATCGGCGGCAGCTGCTTGCGTGCGCGCTCGCAATCGAACAGCGAGCAGCAGAACGTATTGTGATCCTTGGCGATGACGAATGACCCGCTCATGAACTTGGCGTTCCACAGCTTGGCGATGTCGTCCATGACGATCATGTCGATGTCGAGATAGATCGCCTTGCCCTGGAAGCCGCAGGCCGCCGGCACGCCCCAGCGGAATGCCGAGAATGGCGTCGCCCAGCCGCGCGTCAGCCAGCCCTCGTTTCGCAATGGCGCCGAATACCAGAAGCTCGCCGGATCGCGCGACAGCTTCATCCACGTGATGTCGAGCTCGTCGCTCGCGTGCTCGCGCAAGGTGTATTCAAGCACCGCTTGGCTTTCCAAATCCTCATTGTTGGCCGGCGTGCCGATGAAAATTCGAACCGTCATGGCGCCCACCTTTCCAGCATTTCCGGCACGGACATTTTCGGATAGGCGGTGATCGTGCTGATCGGCGAGCAGTTGATCACCTCGATCCCGAGCCCGCCGATCACGCCGAACGATTCGTTGAAGGCCTT